TAAGCAAAACTAGAAATAGCCTTGGCAGACAAGTTGGTCATTTCGTCCATAGTATTTACAATACTGTTTAGCAGGCCCAACTTGGTTATCTTTGCAGGAGCAGTATCATTAGGTGTGCCTAACAGACTCTCAGGGTGTCCACACACGCTATTGGCTACCCTAAGCACCGTTGTTTTACCCGCTCCGGAGTCACTGTGTATCAGGTTTATAAGTGCTCCCTTCTGCCCCGTAAACGATAGCAGCGGTGCGCCAAACCCGGTGAGTGCAGCAAAAGCCTGCACCTCCATGCCTTCTTTGTTGTACAAGTTAAACACCTCACTCCACTTTTCCAAGGAGCCAGATGGCTTAAAGTACTGAGCAAGCTCTTCAGTTACACTTGCAGCAGGAGAATGGTATACCCCCTCTGCAGTGATCTCTCGTTCTCCCACAACAAATTTTCTAAAATTATCGGCCCATCCAAATTGTACTCGCATAGTTTCGTACCTCACGTTGTCTTGCAGGTGTATAAGAGAAGCTATGATGTATTCTGTTAGAAGCACATAGCCGGAAGAATTAGTTAGCACGCCGTGCGTAGAAATTTCCCTACGTACAGACATGCTATCTGTAAGCTTGTTGTTAGCTACTACAAATTCGCGCAACCCATCTTGTGGTGTTATCAAGTGAAACACAGCTACAAGACCAAGCTCGGGGTCTTGCATGCGCTTCAGTATGTAGAAGTCATAGGCATAAACTAATTTAGGGGGGCCAGATTCTTCCCCCACGTTTTCTTTATAAATACCACCGTTAGGCTTACCGCGTATGTAACCCGGTGGGTATGGGGGCACTTTAAAAGGAACTGTTCCTCCCTCTGCTTGCGTAAGCTCAACTTCTAGCAACTCATCTGCTTCTACATTCATTGCTAAAACAATGGGATTCTTTATAACCCCTTGGTGTTTACAGTTTTTACAACCCGTTGGATTGTTGCTTGCAAAACTTTCGCAGGAGTGAGGCCACTCAATAGAGCTAGCTTTTCTCACCACTGCAGAAGCGCTGTAATCAGGATGCCCACGAGATATTTTTTGTATAGCAGTGTCACGGTCATCGCAATGCTGAGCTATAGAAAGTGCATTAAACCAGCGTGGCTCTGCGAGGGTTGCTCTATTCTCATAGCAGTCCCACAGTTGTAAGCACCCATCAGGACGCGTCATCAGTCTGTCAAAGCTCTTAGCGTAGTTCTTGGATAAGTTGTTAGGAAGTAAGGGAGGCGTAGAAGAATGCGTATCAACCTCCTCTACGCCTGCTTCAATACCCAGAAGTTCCTGTAGTGTTTCAAACTTAACAGGAGGGTGTACTTCTTCCACAACTACGGCACTGGGGGGATCATACTTAAGGTTTAAAGTTCCGGGGGGCCGAAGCACACGAGACACATCGAACACGCGTGGGTCAGCTAGAAACTTTTGCTTAACACATACTTCTTTAAGCCGTGCTGCTACAGGTTTCCATGCAGCTGCTGACACTTCTTCTGTGAAAGCCCAATAGATGTGCCATCCATTACCTGAGTTAACAATGGTAGGGTCTGGAAAATCTAGTATGTCTTGAAACTTCTTTAGCTCTACCAACCCTTCCGCTTGTGTAGCGTATCCTTTGGGGAGTCCTGTACTTGGTTCTATCTGCGTTGGTTTATCCGGGCCGCAATCAATGTCTAGCCATAATGCTTTTAGTGTTGCAACATTTGTTGCTTTTCGCTTGCCATCCTTAGATTTAAATTTAGCAAGCGCAAAATAGACGTTCCTATCTTGGGCACTATACTTTTCAAATATGCTACGTAACCCCTCTAAGCTGTCTGTCATTTCCTGCTTGAGGTCGTTCTCTATGCGCGGGTTAATCCCAACTGCACAGTACCACCCTCCGGGTGGTACAACATGCTGTATGAGGTCAATGCTATCCATATTATTATTTTCCGGGGGCACACTGGCCCCAAGTATTCTCGGTTAAAAATAAAAGTTAAGGCTATTGTCTGTAGGACGTAATCAAACTTCTAACAGCAGCGTTTAAGTCAGCATGTGGTACATGTGTACCGACAAACCAGTTGTAAACTGTCTGTCTACTGACCCCCAACTGGGCGGCAACTTCGGTAACAGGTATGTCTTGCTTGATACATATCCTACCTAGTTTCACACCCAGCGAGGCTCTGTTCGCCTGCTTGTTAAGGTTGCTTACGCGTGTCGTATACCCGTAGCTCATTAGCTGTCCGATGCCCATTTATCAATAACAGAGGCTAAATCCGTCTCTACTTTGGGGGGTTTTACTTTCTTAGTAGTGCGCTTAACTGGCTCTGGCACTGTATCGGGGATGTCATCCTCAACCTCAGCAACCTCAGCAACCGCCGCAACCGCCGCAAACATAGTCTCTGGCTCTGACTCTACCGTAGACTCTTCTGCACCCGTGTAGCCATCCTGTGCTTCAAAGGGAGACGAGGGGACGTAGGGGACGTATTTTATAACCTGCACACCCCTCAGCCGTAGCGAGACACCGCTGGTGGTCATGTTAAATGGCACAAGCTCCACAAAGACGTTGATGATGCTGCCTGTAGTAAGTAAGAAATCCTCAGGCAAGCGTGTATTTGTTGCATCAAACACTGCTGGTGGTTTTGTAACTTCGCTTTTGTACATAGCCTTGAAGTTGCATTTGCCCACAAAGTAATCTTCGTGCTGCTTAAACGGCTGCGCTAATTTATCAGGCCATGACTTATCCCTGTGTGGGGATTCTGTAAAAGCTTTTTGCATCACGTTGTACAAAGCTATTGCTTGTGGCTCAGTTAACAAAAAATCAGTTTCGTACCGGGCATTGGCAGTAGAAGCTGGGCACGGAACACTTTTCCCGTTTGCCCCTGCTGTTTTGTCAAAGTGGTAGGGCTGATCTAGCCTAGGGTAATGTGCAATGACGTTGTTGATTAAGTGAGTTATCTTTGACTCGCTCATAAAGTTTTCCTCTATGGTTAATTGGAACGGGTTGTGAGTGTCTAAAGCAGCTAGGTTCAACTGCTCTATACGTAGTAGCTCTACCTTAGTTAAGGATCGAACCGGTTTAAAATATATCTTGGGTAACCCGCTTTCATCCCCAAAATATATGTTCGTTAAAATATCTTCTGCCTCTTCATCATTAGCTGCTAAGTAATCTATGTACTTAAAAAGCGAAAGGTAGCTTGGGTGGCGAGAGAACAAACTGGCTGCCCCTAGCCGTAAAGAACATACCGTATCAGTGTCAGGTAAATACAGCTGCACAACTGTGTAAAACTTACAAGGCGTACCCTTGTACATGCCCCCTTGCTTTATGCTCTGTGTGCAGTCTAAGCACCGTGCGGCTTGCTTGGTATCGCTGGGTACATTGTCTGCTGGGAATTTAGTATCGGCAGACCAGCATATAACTTGACCACTATGCTTTACATAACTTCTAGCAAGAGTACCTATATTCAGGATGACCACCTCACACTTTTCCGGGGTGCAGAAAAATTTGTGTGGTTCAAAAACCCCAGTCTGGTCGTCAAGTTGATCCATTTAGCTTTTAGCTCGGGGCTTACGTACAGAGATGACATATTTGCGATCAGACTGTAACCCGTTGGGGCAAAGGTCAGGGTTTTCGGCTAAGAATTCTTTCATGTTGCCGTTATGAATCCTTTTTTCTAGTATGTGCGTGGCATCATGTTCTTTAATAAACTCGTACATCTTTTCCCAATCGCTTGTCCAAAATTTAGACAGGACTCTGCGAGATATAGTGCCAGAAGGTGTAGTAAGACCGTCTGTGTTCTGCTCCTCACACAGTGCAAGTAGCTTAGCAGTAACAGTTTCTTGCTCTTCTTTAATTTCTTTTATCTCTTCTTCTTTGTTCTGTATTGCCTCTCGCATTTTTAAATACATAGCGGCAAGGTTGTCAGCGGTTATATTCATGGCAGCTCCTAAAAAGGGACGACCAGTTTAGCAACCTCTTTTACATTGTCAAGCTTTCAATTCCTGCCTGTACAAATCAATTATCTTAGTGTGGTTTGCAATGTTGCTACCCAGCATCTGGTACAACCTATCCTCTACCCCACTCCCGCGTATGTGTACCACGGTCATTGGGTTGTGTTGTCCGGGCCGGTTAATCCGTGCGTTGGCTTGGAGGTATGTCTCTACACTTGTAACCGGGGCGTACCAAATTATTGTGTTAGCAGCGGTTAAAGTAAGGCCATGTGATGCGGCTTGCGGTTGTATAATAAGAACCTGCGGGTTAACTTTCTCTTGGAAATCTTTTATTATTTCTGCCCGTTTATTGACTGAAACTTTTCCTGCTATAACTTCACACTTCACGTTATTTTTTGTTAGGAATTCTTTAAGTAATTCAATGGTATGTGTAAAAGGAACAAAAACAAGCACCTTGTGTGAAGCTTCTTCGATAACTTCTTTAACTACTTTCAGTCGGCTACTGACATCAAACTGTATTACCTCGTGGTCATCTGAGTACACTGCCCCACCAGAGATTTGCAGCAGCTTGTTGAGGTTAGTAGCGGCATTAACAGATGTAACGGACTCCCCATCGGCAGCCATCATCATGCGGTCTTTAAGGAGTTTATAGTAGACCAGCTGTTGTTTAGTGAGAGGCGCGTCTCGTTCTACATATGTGACGGGCGGCAAGTCGAGACACTGATCTCTCTCAAACCGTATGGCAGGCTGTAAGGCTTCATGGACAATGCTGTCTGCATCAGCCTTAGCCCTCCATATGAATGGAGTTACCTTGTACATAACCTTGTCCCTGAACTGCCCAAAGTATTTAGGTATCCCTTCCGGGTTCACCAGCTTAGCTAACCCGTGGGCATCCATAGGAGACTGCGCTGCTGGTGTGCCAGTAAGCATCCATAGCCACGGCACTGTTGCTGCAATGTCCCGAAGTATTTTCCATCGATTGGTCTGAGCGTTTTTATAAGCGTTGGCTTCATCGACTACAACCATGTCGAAACCACCGGCTATGATTTCGTCTTTAACTACAGCAACCCCATCAAAGTTTATGATGACGAACTCCGCACCTGCGTTAATGATCTTACGGCGTTGCTTTGCTGTGCCATGAGCTACAGAGCATGACCTGTGCATCGCAAACTTAAACAGGTCTTGCTGCCACGCAGACTTCATAATGGACAGCGGGGCTATAACTAAGACTCGCTTTACATCTCCTCTATTCATCAGGTAGTCAGTGGCCCATATAACAGAAGCGGTCTTGCCTGTACCCTGTTCATTAAAACAAAAGGCTTTCTTGTGCAGGGTTAAAAAACTAGATGTGGTGCGCTGGTGTTTAAATGGTTTGTGCTTGCCCACCCATGTGTAGTCTCGCTCTATGGGGGATGGCACATCTTTAACTTTCAAGTGGGCTAAAGTTTGTGCTTCTTGTAGCCCCCAGTTAACCATTACTTTAAAAACACCCCCGTCCTCTGCAAGTACCTGAGACTTCTTTATGCTCTCGGTGATGAGGTGAGGACGTTTTGTCCTAAGAACTATTGCCTTGTTGTCTACTACTTCCACTGGTTAACCCTTATCCCTGCTGCTGTATATGTTGTCTTGTTCGCGGTCAAACAAGGGTGTTAATTCGTTAGCTAAATCCACCGCATCCATACTACCAACTTCTAAAGGCCCACCATCGTCTTCGTCCACAGCGACATGAAAATCAACCATAGATAATACGTTGTTGAACTTAGGGGCTTTAACATTGCACTGGTAACTATTCCACAGGAACTTACGCTCCCCGCGTATATGCTCTCTTACTACAGTTTCCCCCACAGGAGTAACTCGCTTATGCCCCTCAACGAAATGTATTATCTTTTTTCTGTGTCCGTTCAGAGTTGTTACATATTCTCTATCTCTAAAGTAATGTTTTGTGTCTTTAGTATCTACACAAAAGGTCATTCGCAAATCGTTCTTTGTTGTCTGTACCGTCCACATTTGATCACGCTGGGTCCAAAAGTTAAAACACGCACAAAAAATACCGCTATGCAAAAGCTCAGTGTCTTTGTTAATTCTTTCATCCACGGGGAATAGGTTAGGGTGCGCCCAACTCTTACGCATATACTGGGTAAGTTTTCCATTTTTATGTGGTACGTCTACTACCTGATCGTTTACCCAACGTAAAGTTCTTACTGTTCCTTCGCTGCTTACAGCTATGAAATAAAACATCCATACATTCTTACTTTTGATTGTTGTGTTTTTTGCACAAGGGATGCTCATGCCTACTTTATAAACAACATCCTTAGTGGGTTCTACATAGTGCGGTATTTTCTTATACTTAAAAGCATAGAAAAAGTTAGGTACTGTTAGGTCGCTGTGGTCTGGGAAAAAATTGTTCGTAGCTACAAACATAATACCGGGGAACTTCTCAGGGACACACACCTCAGACTTAAGTACATCACGCATACCCAGCCCCGCCGGAGGCACAAAAACACCTAACTTTTTAAGTCCTTTAATGTTTACTGTGTCATCCCATGAGTGTTTGCTTGTTGCTCTGGACAACTCTTTAAAGTTTTGGTCTAAGTTTTCCAAGGTTTGTTTTATTGTTTTGGCTCTACCCTTGGTGTATTTCTTACGGCGCTTCACAGGCACACTTCTACCCTTCTTAGTGAAGTAACTAAAAAACTTTTGTAAGTAGAAGTTTACTGTGTCCCGAATACTTTTTGTCATGTTTCGCATACGATGTTCCTCGTAGTAGGAGTTTGCCCAGCGCTGTACCAGTTATTTCTTACGTGATTTTATAACGCCACCTTTCTTGGCAGCTTTCATCGCGCCTGTTTTAGTACGAGGGAAAGATGAGTTGTTGGCCTCCGTCTTAACCGATAAGTTACTAGGTGCATTACCCCCTCCCTTGGAGATAGGAGTCTTGTGGTTAACGTGCTTCCCATCACCTTTCTTAACCGCACCAGATGCGAGTAAGGTTGCGCGTGCTGCGTTACGCTTCGCACGGTTCTTCTTTTGCTCCGCTGTACCTTGGTACTTAGCGTATTCAGCTTTGTAGTCTCTTGGCTTCTTCATGGTTTAACCCCTGTTGTGTTCGCAGCTAGTTACCGGGCAGTACGCACACAGTGGCCCATCCACTGCATTCCATACCTCTGTTTGCTCGGCTGCGTCTAAGCGCTCAAGCTCATCATCGAATACTGCTAGATAAGATTTACGCATGTCTGATGTGTGTTCTTTCTTAATGAATTCGTTGCTCACTACGTAGGCTAATGCAGACTTAATAGTTTTTACTTCCGGGTAACACGTGAAGGTAGCCCCCGCTAGTAAATCCAACTGCTTAGTGTCTGCGTACTTAGCGTTCTTACCTGTCTTGTAGTCCACAAGATATGCTTTGTCTTCATCAACTATTAGTAAGTCAGCAATGCCTCTCCACCATACGTCCTTGGCAAAAAACCCAGTAGGAGAGTAGTCGCCATCTGCTTTGGCAAGACCAAACCTTATCTCGCAGTGCTTCTCTCCTTTGATGCTTTGCAGTGCATTTAAACTATTTGCCATAAACTTAAACTTAGGTGGGATGGGTGTCCCTTCTTTGATGTACAGCTCCGCAGCTTTGTGCACTTCATTGCCGTAGTACATGGCTGAACTGCCCTTGTCCTTTACGTCCTTAGCTACCTTCAAGTGATAATACTTTTTCGGGCATTGTTTAAACGTATTCAAGCTACTGTAAGACCAAGCTGTCATGCTATTTACCTTTGTGTTTAATGCGTATTATCTCGGCACGTTTCACGGACACTTCCCCCCAAGGGGCATTTGTCTCTGCGTCGTATACTGAAGCGCCACGTTCGTAGACCCTCACCACACCACCTTTCTTTAGATAGTCTTTTATGTCTTGTGCTATCTTTTCACGCTGTACTTTTTTTTCATCCTCTACCACTACCTACCTCCTGTGTATGCTACCTGCGTATATTAAAAACCTATCCGCCCCTGCTTTTATTTCCTTTGCACCGCCGTAATGCCGCACTTGTAAATGGGTTCCGCTAAAATTAATTTCCCTTTCGACGTGGCTAAACAACAAGTTGTATTTATCTAAATACGAAAATAGCAGGTCACCGTTTGTATCTTCTGCGAGAAAATGCCGCACTGGAACATCTTTGTATTTCAAGTGGGACACTAAATCCCACGGGTCCATACGCTTAGCGGTAACATCAATCGACCTTAGCGCCGATAAGTCGAAGCCCTGCACCAAGTGGTTTCCTCTGCTATTTGT